GGCGTCACGGCCGAACCAGCCACGGGGCTTCCACCACTCACTAGCCATCGCGGCGGTTCCATTCGCTTATAGCGCGGTCTCGCCACTCGGGCTCGTCAGTGTAGCCAGTACGAATGTCAGGACCGCGAGCACCGCAAGGCATACACTCTATAAACCCCCACTTGCCGCTGCCGTCTGTACTGTGGGCGCGTAAGTCGTCGTCTTTTCCACCACAGAAGGGGCAGGGAAGCGGTTCAGCCATCGCAAAGGCACTCGACCAAAGCATGTGAAAGGTCGCTGGCCTCGTCGCGGCTTAGCAAAAGCCCGACGCCCATATTGTCGTCCTCGAACTCCAACTTGATCGCCACGCAGGAGAAGGGGGCCGCGAAGGCGATGTTATCGCTTATGCCGTGGCCGCCCACGCACGTACCGGCGTCGAGAACCCGGCTAAACGAGATCCTCATCCCGGCTGCTTTTCTCTATGAGAAGGCGCGGCCTCATCAGGACATCGAACCCCGCAAATATCGCATCTCTCCCCCGGAGCTAGGTGGCACTCCCCGCAAGGCTCAGTCTTCATCAAAAAATAAGGAGTTAGGTCAAAGAGAGGCATCATCCCGGCTGCCCAAAAGACCGCCCGCCGGGTCCTGCTTGCCCCGGCATTTGAGGCATTCCGCCCTCGGGGGTCCCCGACAGGACACCGCCGATGTTCTGGCCGGCGGCGGCCTTGTCGCTGATCGCTCTCGCCTTGGCCATTGCAGCTTCGCCCGGCAGCGACTTGACGCGGCGATCTTCCTCGGCGGCCTTGGCGCGGGCCTGCTTCTTGGCGGCGAGCTTCTTGGCATCGGCCATCCAGCGGGTCGGGACGAACTGCTCCTCGGCGATCTCGGGGAAGGCTACCTCGTCGTCGAAGATGTCCAAGATGGCGGGGTCGGCGCCGGCTTGGACACTCTCGTTCGCCATCTGGCGGGTTCGCATGTAGCCGGCGATGCCTTGGGCATTTACCGCCCGGCCGAGCGGGGAAGTGTAGATGAAGCTGAAATCGCCAGCGGCTTCCTTGACGGAAGGCGGCATGACCGGGGCCTTGCCCAACTGCTGCACCACCCGCATCTCGCGGCGGATCAAGGAACCGATATACTCGAACTGCGAGGCCAACGGGGTCAGGAAGACCGCCATCTGATTGGCGATCTCGATCACCTCCCGCGCCGACTTCGCCTGATTGTTGCGGTCGAACAGCAAAGGGAACAAATCAACGAGAAAGGCCGAATTAATGATCCGATCGCTGTCGTCCATCAACTCCTTGGTAACCTGGATATTTCCGGCCTCCAGATTGTGCACCAACGGCTTACCATCAGGCGTAACGCCGCCGTAAACGTAGTTCCCGGCGGTGGCTTTAAAATCAAAAAGCCCGTCTTCGGGGAGGAGCCGGATCGGATCTCCCGCAAGAACTCCCTGCTTGAGAAAAGCTTCCTTTTCCGAGTTTTTCGTCTTGAGTTCGGGAAGAACTTGCTGACATGGGCCACGGCCATACCATTCCTCCGGCGCCAATGAATACCGACCATGGGCAAGGGGGAAGCTCACATAGCCACCCTCCTCCAAGATGCACTGGCCGACGATCGAAACATAGATACTCGACCAAGGCTTCCCCTTTATGCTGAAATACTGGTTCGGGTCGTAGTCGGTGTTCGGTATCACAAACTCAAGGAAATCGAACAACGTATTGCTGTCGGCCTTCTCCAGCGCGGCCTTCAAGGCCGGCGAGATGGTATCTGGCCAGCGCTGGTATGCCTGGCGGGCGTTCCATCGGAAGTGACGGATATAACCGTCCACCATTCCTTGATGGTTGACGAGGAGGTAAATTTCTCCGGGTGCGCAGGACATGTACCGGAGACCCTTTGAATACCCTCCGGGCCGAGTGTCCAGTTCATCAATGAGCATAGCCTGGTTCCCGAATACGCCGAGGCTGTGCCAGTTGACTTTCTGCTGGCCTTGAAAGTTACTTTCGGGTTTGTACCGTTCTTCCCACAGGACGCGGGACCACTCCTCGAAATAGAGCCGGGCATTGCGGTCCTTGAGCAGTTCCTTGTTGCCGGTGCTGATCCTGGCCCACATCATGTTGAAGGGGGTCATCATGTACTCGGCGATCGCGGCGAACCGCCAGGCCGCCATCGTGCCGGTGCTGTCTACCTGATACTGTGTCTGCTTGGTGCCGGGGGCCTTGACGTGGCCGAAGGTGAAACTGTTCCGGTACTCCGGCCACACCAAAGCGGCACTTTCCTCCCAAGAAGTCTCAAAGTTCACGCGCTGCATACGGGCGTGCTGGTGGAGTTGGAGCAGGTAGGCTACCCTGCTCGCCTCGTCATCCGAGGAGCCCGTGTACAGGTCGTAGGCGATGTCAGGTTTCCTTCACCGACAAGGGGCCTTCACGCTCGACCCACATGAAATTGGCGTCGGGGTTGCGGCCGGAGAAGTTCGGGTCGGCGCGGGGGTTGCGGGCGCGCTCGAAGATCCTGCCATCGTCGGTCAGTACGATGAGGTTGCCGTCGTGACCGCGAAGCATGGAGACGACCTTGTTCTTCGTCACAACCTCAGCCTCTTCGACATCGGCGATCATCTCCTTGGCGGGGCTCATTCGACTGGACCGAGAAACAAGTTGCCGATGTTCTGCCACTCGTCGGCAGTGATTTCGACCCAGCTCCCGTCAAACCCTATCCGAACCCCCTTCTCCGTCAGTACTATCGGCTGGCACACCACAATAGGCGGTGCCCCCGGTGTCCTATTCTGAAACACGATTTCCCTTACGCTCACAAGATCCTCCCGCGCACTTCGACGAACAGGTTGTAGCGATTGGTGATCTCGGGGCGCGGCCCGGCGATGATCTGCACGTCGCGAACGGCGGTGAACTTCTCCAGCGCCTCCGACGCCGCGGCCGACCATTCCTCGCGGCCACGTTCATGCCAAACCGGGTTGTCCTGATAGCAGGCGAAGGCAAACGCGCTGCCCATCTCGAACCGCAGGTTGATCGTCTCCTTGGCCTTCTTCGGCCCGAACTCGATCGCCACTGCCTCGGTCGAGAAGACCGCCTTTTCGTATTCCCTAGCCTGGTGTTCCCGGCGCTGGCGAACAACGATGTCGTCCTCGTTCTCGCCAAAGTTCGATAGGACTTGAACCGGCATCGCCGCCCCCTAACGGGTGATATGCTTGACCGCCCACATGACGGCTTCTTCGGCTTTGGTCTTCGCCAGGGACAACTCACGGCTTGATCCCACGCGGTCGCAGAACGTGACAAACGCTAGGCCCATGTCCTTGAGCGTCTTCATTTCGAACTTCTCGGCGTCGGTAAGGACGCGGTATTCATGACGCATCACGTTGTTGACGACGCGCTCATCTGACGTGCTGTCGATCGGCATCATTCCTCACATTACCGTGTACAGGGTCATATACGCGGTTCTTCGCGCCCTGTCCAGGGGTTTATGACCGGCGGTGGGCGGCGCTCAACCCTCCTGACGCCAGGGCCAAGCGGCACAGGCAGCGCCCGGCGGCGCATCATATGCGCGACGCGAGAAGCCGACATCAGGTCGTCGCGCACCTTGACGAGAACCCCGTCCTTGTAATGATACTGGCCATACTCCTGAAACCACATCGAGCAGGTATCGGCCACCTTCCACTGCCGGGCGGCCATGTACAGGTCCATGTCCATGATGCCGGCATAGGTCGAGTACCCCCCGGTCGGGTGGGTCGCGTGGCTGTCGAGCATCTTGAGGCCGTGCTTCTTGTAGATGGCGGCCATGCTCTCGCCGCTCGACCGCTCCTTCTGGTGGCCGTCATGCGGCCAGGCCACCGGCACGTTCCCGCCAATGCGCTTGATGGCGTCGACGTGCTGGATGATAAGGGCGTTGGTCATCCTGATCTCGGCCAGGATATACGACGTGCCGACTGCCCCTAGGGGTGTCGACACTTCCCTCGTCACCTCCTCGGGATCCCAGGCATACAGCACCGCGGCGAAGGGGTGGGCCGTCTCCGAGCCGCCGCCGAAGTCGAGCCCCCACAGCTTTCTCCAATGTAGAGGCACCCGCTCCAATGGTATCGTCGGTATCGAGAGGTCTATAGCCGGGGTCTGGAAGACCTTGCCGGAGCCCATCAATGGGTCGCCGTTGGCCCGAGCCTCGCGTTCGTGCGGCGGGTAGCCGGCCATCAAGGTATCGCGCTCGTCCTGCGACTTGAAGGTGGCGTCCCTGATGCCGTACCTTATGACCGTTCTCTGTGCGTTCTCCTGTTCTAGATAGCGGCAAACCACCTCCGACATGCCAAACAAGGGCGTAAATGTCATCATCGCCATGCCCTTGCCGCCGAGGCGGGTATACCCCTCGGTGTAGATCTCCATCGGGGGTTCTTCGTCGAACCACACTATGTCGACTTCGGCTCCTTGCCAGTGTCGCCGTTCCTGCTCGTAAGTTTTGAAAACCAAACGAGAAATTCCGCCGGATTTATGTCGCACTTGTAGACTGTCAAAAGCATCTGGTGCAGATCTTCCAGCTCTTGGGAAGTCAACGAACGCGTCTTTAGGTATGAAACCAGTGCCAAAAGCCTCTGACTGTCCTGGCGGTCCACAAAGCTTCTCCTGTGCTGTATCTCTGACCATCTGGCCACTGGTGCCGGCTGCCCACACCCTGACGGGCTTATCGAAGGTGCGGCCCTTCCACCAATCCGGGTATTCGCCCGTCAAGTGGCGGGAAATCTCGTAGGCAGCACACTCGGTCTTGCCCAAACGGTTGCCGGCCATCAACAACCGCTCTTGGTAGTCCTTCCCGGCGAACAAGAACTCCTCCTGCTTCGGCACCGGGATAAAATACCGCCACTTCTCGAAGGTTTTGCGTTCCTTGGCGAGTTTCAGCGTCCTGTGGAGGGTATCAAGGTCCACTAATCGTCGATCCACAAATTGCGGTCGCGAAACAACGTCTGGATCGCCTGACACATAACGCGGGTGTTCGCCACATACTCATCTTCAAGGTCTTCCCTCGACATTTCCGACGCTTCTATGGCGAAAGAGTTGTCGTCGAGTTGTTTCAACAGGTATTTTACCCGTTTTTGGGCGAAATCGAGGACTTCCATGCTATAACGCCTCCGGCGATGGAGGAAGCGGCATCCAATGCGTCGCCGGGAATTGTAGATGATCGGGTGTACGACTGTTTTGGTACTTAAATATCGACCCTCTCCACAACATCATCCTGCCATCGGCACACACCGCTAAAAACATCGTGTCGTCGGTCGGTACTGTCTCGATCGGTTGCCATTCTATAATCACCAAACGCCCTCCAAACCTTCCGGGATCGTTTCGTACTCGTCTTCTTGACGAAGATAACGTATCGCTTTGGTCAACCGCTCGGGATTGTCTCCAAATCGACCTATGCCAGTATTACACGAGTAGCAAAGGAGCCCTCGCACTCGGCCCGTGTCGTGGCAATGATCCACGGTAAGAGGACCAACACTGTCGCATAGAGCACAAAGACCGTTCTGACGACCTAAGATACGAGTGTACTCCTCGTGCGAAAGACCATACAGATACTTACGATGGTACGATTTTCTACGCTCAGGATGACGTTTCTGCCACTGGAGCTTTTTAGCAGTAATAGCGTCCTTATTTTCTGCGTAGTACCGCCGACTATGCGCCCGGCGGGCATCTAGGTCCTTATACGGCATTACCACACCCCCTCAAGGCCTGGGGGTATTACTTCAAATTCCGCATCAGTCGCGTCGGTGACGTTGCCAAGGAGCTTATTGGGATCGAGGCCGAGTTCTTCGGCCATCTGGCGGATCTCGGCGACCTTCTCGGCGCTGGAGACGTTCACATTGACGTTTATGTTTCGTTCTGTGACATCGGGGAGCCCGCCACGGTTCATCAGGGCCAGGAGCGCCTTCGTCTGGTCTTTGTGCTGAGCGTTCAAAGCCACGCTTTCGAGGGCGTTTACGTACACCGGCAGGTTCGAGGCGACCCGAGCCACCACGGTCTCCCGAATACCGGCCAGGATGCGCGGCTGGTGGACCAGCCTGTAGGCCGTGACCTTCAACGCGCCCGTGTCGTTGTCGGTGTAGCCCGCGTCCTTGGCCGCCTGGGTGGCGTTCCCATTGGCTGTCGTGACGTATGCGACGCAGAAAGCCCGATGGCGCGGGGCTAGGGGCTTCATGGCTGGCCCCCACTCGTCGCCCTCGGGGATGGTTTTCGGTAAGTGGCTCATCGGTGAGCGTACATATACATGCCCGTGTACATGGTGTCAAGGAGGGATTGCTTACTAGGTTAG